CTCGAACCCTAAAGATAATGAAACAAAGCCTGATGAAATTATTGAAATTCCCCCTGATACTGAAGGACAAATGCTCCGAACATATGTCTCTCAGGTAAAAGAGTATTTCTCTGATTCTACTTCAACTTCTTCCGCTGTACCCGAACCCCTCAAAGATAAGAGCCTTGCGCTGTATTCCAATTTTCGCGATGCTCTTAGACAAAACGTATTCTCTGCTGATTTCAACACTGTTTACACCGATCTGACTTCAAACTGTGCTTATACTTCTATGGATTATTGGATTCGACTCATTAGCCCGACTTCCCCCGCTACTGATATCGACCCGTTTTCCCTTGGTTTATTTGCATATTTGCATGCTCCTTTAGAACTTCAAGCTCTTTGTAGAGATACAACGGATGGAGTTCTTCGTGATCCCGATAATGTGTCTCTCCGTCAACTGCTTGATATCGCTCTCCCTCTTATTGAAGCATTCACACCTGATTCTGACTCTGTAACTCGCGAACGCTCTGCACATTCATTTGTTCGCTATGCTAGGTATTCTGATGCAATCAATTACGCCAATTTAGCTGAACACGATCCTGCAATGAATATCGCTTTCCGTTTTGCTTACGCCTTTGGTCATGCACTTCTTTCGTACCATTGGAGTCCAGATCTGTCTTCTACTTCTTCCCTTCGTTCTCGTCTTGAACAGGCTGCTACTTTTGACTATTATAATCAATATTATGCACCTACCTACTACGCAATGTTAAAAGATTGGATTCGCCATTTTATGACTGTAGCCTGTTCAAAATGGGCAGATTTTAAAACTTTCTGCTCTGACAAATATACTACCACTGCTCGCTTTTTCAACCATGGAATTCGTGTCGCCTGGGATGAGCTTCCTCGTAAGCTCGTCTCGGGTGCCGTGAATCTCGGATCTTGGTATTTAGGACTGACCCGAACAATGCAGATAGCTGTTGCCGTTGGAATTATTACTGCTGGTGCAGTTCTCCGATATGGCTACGACCGTCTCTCTGAACCTACTAAATACCAAGTCGACGTGTCCTGTCCTGGACAAACCGACTATCTCCGAATGCCTAAAGTACGCCGACAAGTCCCTGTCCGCTCCGTTGAAGGCCATGTTGATTATCAGAAAGCCCCACGAATGAAACGCCCTATTCCTGCTCGCTCTGCCCTTGGTCAAAACTGCCAAGATAAAATACCCGATTTTCTTCGTTGCGTCCCCGTCAACGAAATCGAGTATAATGTCGATGAACCTCTAGGTGAGATAGTCTTTGGAGACTGTCCTTATCTACGAAATGCCCGATGTTTTGCCGAATGCAATGCCGACTATGGTGCCGCCCTTACTGTTGAAGGTAAAACTTTAACATGCTTCGGTATCAAGGAACCACGTGAGTGCCAAATTCACACTGATTCTGATCAAGTTGCTAAATTTCGTCATGCTCGTGAAGTCTCCATTTATGAAGATGAATCTTGCATGATCCATTACGTCCACGTCTCTGGAAAGTACCAAATTGTTCCCATGTCCCATGATGGTGAACTTAACTGGTACTTGTACAAAGATGGTGATTTTTATCTCCTTGTGCCCCCCCCTGAATCAGCTGGCCAAGCTGGTACCATGACCGATATGGCAAAGTTCAAAGTGCGCTCCATTGCAAACAACATGTTTAAAGCTGACCTTGTGTCTGCCAATGGCCGAATAACCACTGGCTACATGTTCTCTCCCGGAGGCAGGTATTTTACTTGCCCTCAACATCAATGGAACTGTGCTAACCTTGTTGGCGTCCCACATGCCAACCCGGTTTCCGAACTTCGCATATATTATCATGATATAGGCCCTCCCCTCTGTTTCTCTCGCTCTGAATTTACCGTTACCCCTCTTTCCGACCACCGTGATGGTGTTGTTCTTGAAGTTCAGTCAAAAATTCTCAACATGCTTCCCTCGTTGAAAAATCGTCTGATCGAAAAAGGACA